GTTAGATTCATCTATACCTAAAGTTGCCGTACTGGGGCTTTTGTTAAGCCATCTTTGGTCGAACTTTTCCTCAAGCTCATCATTTAAAGAACCCCAAAGATCTCTAACTTTTACAAGAGAGTCCCCGTTAGTCTGCCCTAAAAATTCCCCAGTCTCTATGTTATAACCTGAAAATGTATCCTCTTCTCCGCCTGTTAGTATTGTATTAGCGGCAAAGGCTATAGAATTCTGTGCCTCTCCGGTAGGATCTATTACTCCACTTAGTTTACCATAACCTGTGGTTAAGGTAACACCTGTCCAATTTTTTGTAGAAGGGTCTCTTGACAACAGCCTGCTGGATTGCGTGGCACCTGCTAATATAAACCCCTCGTCCGGGCTGATTTTTATGTTATTAAGAAAAAGGTTAATTGATTCGGTTCCTTGAGAACCTATAATCGGGGTAAGCAGTTCTGATACAGCCTCTCTCTTTAACCCGTTACGTCTGCTCCTAGAACCATCCTTATTTAACACTAGGTTCTGTTCATCAATACTTGAGTTAGGTGGATAGTCAAGAGGACTTGCCTCTGTGTTCAGTCCGGCACTAAAGTTATTAATCTCTAGGTTTTGTGCTGTTCTCGTCATTTGCTTTCACCTTAGATTTACGATAACTTCTTTTAGGTTTTGCCAGAGATAGCTCATAGTCTGCTACAGCTTTCTCTGCATGTTTGATTCTATTATATCTTCCGCTTAGTTCCGCAGGGATAACACCCCCTTTGTCATAACGTATTTTGTACATTTGGCCTGTAGGGAGCTTTTGAATAATTAGTTTCTTGCTTGCTGAAGCCATCAGTAATCTCCTCCATCTACGTGAGGCAGCTTGTAACGTATCGTAGCGCCCTTTCCAGACCTTCGTCCATAGTCAGGGTACCTTGTTCCTGAAGCGGCCCTGCGAGACCTCTGAGAAGCTCTCACGCTCTGTCTCTTAGCCTGTTGTTCCGCCTTAGCATCTTCCATTTGCCTAACTTTAAGAGAAGCTGCACTTGTTGCTTCTGCAAGTAAATAGGGAAATGCTTCCAAAGGCAGCTTAGGAATAAAGTTGTCTTCCATAAGGAAGTCAGGAATTTCGTAATAGATTGCCTGAGTCTTATCTGCCTGTAGCACTGAATCCACTTCACTGTCATAGGAGTCTAGTACTAGATGTTGGTCATCAAAGGTGGTGTAATACCTAGGAGGACGATCATTCATAATCTTTAACGTAACACCGTTCAAGGTTTGTTTAACCTCTACGTTATCATTCTGTACGTTAAATTCATTAGTTAAGCGTAAGAAGTGCTCAGGTTCTCTCCACTTAACAGGTTGCTGTAGAAGTCTGGTATCGTTTAGGCGGCTCTTGTCATAGGTTAGCTCGTCTAGGTGATAAAGATTCTCAGGCAGCTTTAAGTAAGTTGGGTATTCTGAATTACTTAAACCTTGTAACTTACTTATTGTTTTAGAGTGTGCCCACTGTTTGCGGTTGAACAGCTCATAGAAAGTAGTACGAACAATACTCGCTACTTGAAGTGACTCTTCTGTATCTGCAATGGAGTTGACAAAATCTCCGTCAATGTCGTTCATTATTGTCTGAACAATTTCAATTAGCGGTTGCTTCATTTCTACTTCCTGCTGTTACGGCCACCTTTGGCCTTGCCTGCTTTAGAGCCTATACGACCTCCGTGAGATCTGTTAGACGACCTGCTCTGTACCTTAGTATTACTCAGAGACTTGCTACCACCGTTCTTTAAAGCCTTCTTGTGGCCTATGTCTTTGCCATCGCCTTTCTTAGCTTTACCAGATTTAATAGCAGCTCTCCGTGCTTTATTACGAGCAGCTCTATTCTTCTTCTGTTCTTGAGACTTGTGGTATTCGTATTCTTTCTTGTAATCTCGTGCCATACATAGTCCTAATACAAAAAAGGGAGCCGAAGCTCCCTAAATTTAGATTCGAGCGATAAGGCCCAATGTTTTAGCATAACCGTTACGGCCTGTTACACCCGTAACGACAGCAGTAAACACCTTACCGACTTCGATCTCAAGAGAACCACCTGTAACAGCGCCTGCTTGCATACCTGCGGTAGTCAGGTCAATAGGGGCATCGAGCACATCAACACCGTCATATTGAATCTGCAAAGTGCCTGCATCAAAGGCCCGTTCCACTTCTACGGTCACTTCTTTTAAGAGACCATAGCTAGCAGGGATACCAAACTCTTGTGCGTTAACTGGATCAACTTCTGATGCAGAGAACTCGAAGTCAAGGTAGTAGTTACCGTTTTCGCCAGTAGTGATGCCTTGGATACCACCAAGACCTAAAGCACCGTATCGTTTACCAACACCGCCGGGGCCAGATTTTTCATAAGTAGACATATATTATTTCCTAATTAAAATTACTTGTATTGGGTAGCAGAAGTGATAATTACACCTAGGGTGTCATCACGTTGGATACCTTGACCGAAACGACAAGACTGTACAAACTCGTCACGCTTTAGCTTCATGTTGCGATCACTCTCAACAGAAGGCATTTCACGCCATGCACACATAAGAGGCTTGCAACCATCGTCTGCAATACACATGAAGATGTTAGCAACACCGCCTGTTACTGTACTGGTACCGTCACTGAAGTCACCTACATCTAGTCGGTTACTTACCACGATGTCCCAACCATAAAGGCTGATAACGAAACTGTGGTCACGGTCGAAACCTGCCTCAGTAATCATTTGCCATGTCTGGTTAGCTGCCAAGTCACCTGTACCAGAAGTGATCTGATAACGTGTATTCATGGTAGCTTCTACAATCGGATCAACGATTGCTACACGATTTGCATAAGGGACTTCAGCTTTGTTGAAGGCAAGACGCATAGCAATCAAGTCATCAAACTGTAAGGTGTTATTAGTACCGGTTGCAACGATACGGTGAGCAAAGCCATTGATAGCGTTAGCATCGCCGTCTGTTTGCCCTTGGTTAAGTACTGACAGAGCACGAGACTCAAAATACTCTTGAATAGCACGGGTTGCTTCTTTAGCACGAACAGCTTTCAACTGTTCAACCTGAGCACCATCTTGACGCATCTTATCAGTTACGTACCAAGCATCACCAATGTACTCGGTGATTTGTAACTGAACCTCACCTGTTTCGATAGGAGAGAACTTGAAAGGAGCATCTTCGCTTACTTCCTGAATGGTAGATTCACCGATGGTTTTGATGTTCAAGGTTTCGCCTGAACCAAAGTCGGATACATCTCGATAAAATCCACTTGGTAGCAAGCCATCGTGTAGCTGCTCTAAGATGAACTGTGAATACTGCTCCGCCTCGATAAACGCGCGGTTTGACTGCGTGGTAATAGCCATTATTGGCCTCCATTGATTAAATTGTTATACCTAGTTGTTGATTCTTTCTTTTGCCCTATCCCCGGCAGCTTTGAAAGCATCCATCAAGTCGCTAGACTTAGAAGATCGCATTACGCTCTTTACAGGCGCACTACTTTGGCTTTCAAAACTTGTAGGGTTTGCAGAGGGAGCCATTGAAGGAGGTGGAGATTTGACGACTTCCACATCCAATAGCTTCAGGAGAGCATCAGGAGACTTCTCCGCCATTTTCTGAGCTAGGTCGGGGGTTAGCCCTGCCTGTTCAGTAAGTGCCTTGAGATCGCCCTTAGCGGCTTCTACAGCCTTCTTAACAGCAATCACATTAGCATCAGATATTTTCTGAGCTTCCCTCTGTTCTAAAATCTGCAACACATCATCTTGTTTTAAACCTGTTTCTACAACAGCAGGAGTTACAGGATCAGGTGTAGCAGTTTTAGCGTCTAATAGTTCTTGAAGCTGTTCTTGGGTCTTCAACTTAGCCTCGATCTCTGCTTTAGCAGCTACTTCGGCATCTTTCTCAGTTTTAAGAGTTGTAATAAACTCCTGAGAAGCTGAATATCCGTTAATCAGATCTTCAACACTTTTAAACTTTTGTTCTCCACGTTCATTCTTTATGGCTGCCAACAGGTCTGTATGGTCAGTACTAGGTACAACTGGAGGTGTTTCTGGTGTTGCTGGAGGCGTTTGGTTATTTGCCTTATCGTCAAATAAATCGGTCATTTATTCTTCCTGATGTTTAATTTTAATTAGTGTGTTAATTTCTTCGAGAGCGCGACAGTAACCTATTTGGTCTGCTACTGACGCTGCCCATGCAGGTTTCTCAAAGTTTGAGGTTTTCCTCAGCTCTGTCATAGAAGAGTTAAGCTTCTTAGTCAGAATTTCTTCAAGGCGTTCAAGAACTCTATCAGCTTCAAGCACACGGGTAGCAATCTCTTCCTTTTCGGCAGGATCTTTTAGAGAACTGTACCACTTATTGTTAACTTTACTTGTGTTAGACATCCATCTCTCCTTGCGTAGGAACGGCTTGACGTTCATTGACAGTTTGTTCCAGAGAGTTAGCATATTCAGCTCTCTCTGCTGTTTCTGTCATGCCTTGGTTAGTTCTAATAACTCCCCAATCCTCAAGCTGAAATAAATCCTCAACCATCTTCGACAAGTGTTCAGCAGAAACGTGGGGCTGTATATTTTCCCATAGCTTCGTATTTGATAACTGCGTTAGGTTTTGGATTCTTATGGCCTGTTCACCAAAATGTCTAGCACCTCTCGGTCGAATTGTGCCGTTGCCATTTAGATCTTCAGGGCCAAGGTCTTTGAAAACCTGCATGTCGAACTTCTTATCCCAGATCTTTAACGCTGTAGTACCGGACATATATTGTCTCGCATTGGCCAGCATTAAGTTGAGAAGAGGTTCTAATACATTAATCTCAAAGTTGGTAATCTTTTCTTGGAAGATACGAGAAGCAGCTTGTTCTAAGCTCTGTACCTCAAATGCAGTCTTCTCACCGGGGGTTCTTACACCCATAGCTTCACGAGGAGCACCTGCAAACTCTTCCATCTTACGTTCTATGGCGGCTATCTCGTTAGCTGCGCTAACTACGCCGTTAAGACTCTTACCTAGTTCGGTAACAGACCCCTCTCCGATGATGCTAATTTCTTCACCGGGGCCATAATTAAAGGGTTCTACTTCACCTTGTATTACAAGAGGGGGATGTACCATTAGGTCAAAGGCATCATCTTTCAAGTTCTCAAGGTGGTCTATACGGTATTGCATACCTACTAGATTGTCTAGCGGCCCCATACCGTACAGGTTGTCTGTTCGTTTACGCCAAGGACAGTGTACCTGATCTCTGTTACCTGCCCAAGAGTCGTTAGGGCCAATGTAAGCAGTGAAGGATCTGTCCACAACTATAATCTTCATGTTCTCGTGAAGATCACCTGTATCTTTATCGTAGTAGGCTCCCTTGAACTCTAGGATCTCTACAAACTGTGTACCCATGTATTCACGGATGTCACCAAATCCATCATTGTAGTAACCGATGGCCTTGTCCCAATCCTCTGTTGAATACTTCCCCCAAGCCTGTCTAAGGGCTTCTGACTTTAAGGCTGCCTCAGCCCAATATTCTTGTCCGGGTGTCTTAGCGAGCTTTTTAAGCTCTCCTATGGTCTTTGTAGTACGGTTGATCTTAGGAGAGTGGTAATAGTCAACAGCTAGAGGATTAAACACTGTATCTAGTATTGAGATACGTCTAACTGCGGGGCCACTGTATCCTTGCGAGACTAAACCATCCTTTAGGTCAAAAGTGTTATTCTCAAATTCTACTGTGGCAAATACATTACCTGTGTCAATATAATCAAGCAAGAGGTCACTAATAGTAGAATAGAAATTAGATCTTTCTACCATGTCCTGCATGAACGCTTCAATAGCCGCTGCTTTTGCTTGATCTTCTTCTGTGTCTCCCTCCCACTTCAACCACTTACGGTTAGGAAATAAGGTGGAGATATAGTTAGCATGAAGATTGTCCCTAATCTGCGTCAGCTTTGGTACAGTTACACTATTCTTCCAAGGAAGTTCTTTATTACTCGTTGTGGAAGTGTCTGTAGCAAAAAGGTAGTTACGTAGTTCCGTTATCTCCGCTATCTTGGGTTTTCTCCAACGATACCACTGATCCCACATATAGGCGATGTCTTCCGCTATGGGATCTTTAATGGAATCAAGTGCTTCCTTTAGTTCTGCTACATTGCCTGTCATTATCCAAACCTTTTATTAAAACTGACTCCACCAAACTTCTGGGAGTAAACTATATTGCCTGTCTCTTTACTCTGCCTACGCCGAGAAGGAGACTTAGCTATTTGTATTACACTTGCAAGGGCATCTTTTAAATCATCATGCCTAGGTCGTGCAAGGATGAGTTCCTCTTCCAGTGCTGCTGTATAACCTCCACGTATATGAAAAATACTTAGGTTGTCATACCTAGGCTCTAAGATGGAAGCCATACGCTCCTCCTTAGTTCCTTCATGTCTTGAGGGCTTATTCTCGTCTATGCTAAGGGCCATTCCCTCTTCACGTATACGATCCTTCAAGTCATTAGCAATCATGCTCTGAGCTGCTGTTACCTCAGCCCTAAGCTTTCTAAAGCTCCACTTCTCGTGTAGCTCTAGTATGTGGTCAAACATAGTGGATATTCGATCAGTTTTAAACCTGTCTATATCTAGTACGTATATATAACCTTCTGAATCAACCCCAATTACAACAATAGCTGTGTAGTCACTAGCTTTCTTTATAGTGTAAGCAAAATCAATGGAAGCGTATATGTTTACAATCTTTCCCCTAACTGACCAAGAGCCGTTAGAGTATGTGACTGATTTAGGATCTACATATTGGAACCTATCGCGCTTAATACGATTAGACCCAGGATCATTAGGATCATTATAGTACTGTGCGTAGAACTGCACCCTATCTTCGTATTCCGATCGGATCCTTGAGAGAATGTTTTTACTAAAACCAAAAGCCTTCCCGTCATCTCTTATCTCCCTAGGCCAGAGGTAAATATCATTTTCCTCTACCTTGTGTTCGACAATTTCCCAAGTAGGGAGCTTATCGAGTAAGTCACCATTTTCATCAAACACTTCATACTCTTGGGTCTTCCAAGTAGCATAAATGTCGTGAGGATGGTATCGAGTGCCACAAGCTAATGTAAATCCACCTGCGTTCCTGATTGATGTAAATTGAGAAGCTTTCTTAACAACCGAATCACGGCCTTCTTCTGTATAAGCGTTCTCAGGAACTACAAGGTCATCCGCCACGATTACATCGGCGTGCCAACCTGTTGTATTGGTTGTAAGCCCTGCTGTTGAAATGGTGGCATCTCGAACTCCTTCCTCAGAGCGTCTTACGTGATCTACCCGAATCTTTGCATTGTTCCAAGTAGCCCGTTTCCCCTCTTGCGGATGAACATACTCAGGAAAGTACTTCGTAAAAGAAGAACTTGTAAGTATATTCTTAATATCAAACAACTGTGTCTCGGCG